TTGGAATCTTTGTAGTAGATGTTGATGCAGTATCGTTTTTTTTTTTTATTGGAGTGTCTAATACAAAGGTGTTGTTTTGTGTTAGTTCTGTAAACTTTTCCCCATACTTACTTTTTAAGACACTTTCTGCTTCATAAGAACCATTAGGTGTCTTGTAAACAGCTTCATTTACCTCAGTAAAGGTTTTGTTTTCAATTAATGAATTAAACTGAGAGCCATACTTATCTTGAAGTTGTTTCTCACTAGCAATCTTACCGTTTGGGGTTTTAAACTTTCTATCTGGCATAATTTATTAATTTATTGGAACTCCGTATTCATCAAATTTTTCTTCTTCCCCAACTCTAGCTAAGTCTTTCATACCATTAGCATCTGATGCACCAACAACGTCTTTAAACTTAACAATATCAACCTCTTTCATAGGAATAGTTACTGTTTTGTATTCTACTCCTTTTGTTATTCTTGATACAATCAATTCTTCCTCATCAGTCAAACTATTTGGATCTTTTAGATTTTTTTTCCATGTGATGCTCTCTTCTGCAGTTAAAGTAGATGTTTTAACGTCTGGATATGTAATTTGTGCAACAATACTTCTTTGTCCTTTTGAATTTTTAACAACAGTATAGTTATTTAAAAACACATTATTGTAAATTATTTCTTTACCTGATTCTTGATTAACCATTGTGATATTATTAACAGGTTTCTGTTTTTTTGTAGTAATAGATACTGTTTTATATCCTTTTGCCGGTTTGAATCCTGCAGCAGCATATTCTTGAGGTGTTTGCACTACATTATAAGAAGGCTTTTCTTCTTTATCTTCTTTTAAAGCATTCATTCTGCTTGTAATTGCACTTTGGTCAATGTCTTTTTCATAGCTTTTATTATATCTACCTAGTAAATCTTTCTTAACGTATTCTTCAACTTCTTTTCTATCAGCATCATCAAATTTACGTTTTGAAGGCTTACCCATTTTATTCCAAATTTCATAAACTTCGTTGTCGTCAGTAGAAACCTCTTTCGCTTTTTGAGCAATCATATCTTCTACTCTTTTACTCATTTGTTCGTTAGTAATAGTAGTAAATCCGCTTTGAATTTTTTCTTTATCTAGTTTTACTTGTTTTAAGAATTGGTCAGAAATACCATTTGGAGTGTCATAAGTAGATGCTAAGAATGGTTGTGTAGACTTTATTAATTCAGCTAGTGTTATGTCTTTCTCTAAAATACCTTTAGCTTTTTCTTCTTCAGTAACATCATAAACAGTAACTCTAGTTTGTCCATAATCATCTACATATAATCTAGCATTTCCGCTTAAAACATTAGAAAGTGTTTTTTGAACAGCATCTACATCTCTATCGTTGTATTTACCATCAGTAACGCCTTTTGTTATTTCTTCAACTCTATTATTTAAAACAACTGGCATTTGTTTTAAAACATCATAACCTCCATATATTTTATTTATTTTTTTTGTTAAATCAGCTCTTTCTTGAGGGTTTGTAGAGGTTTGTCTTCTTCTTACTAAGTCAGCAGTCATATCTCTTGCTTGAGAAGTGTAAGAAACGGTTAAATCATCTACACTTTGGTTTCCTGTTATATCAACTCCAAACTTACCATTATAGTCCTCAAGTTCTTTTAAATTAGCATCTTCTTGTTTCCTTTTAGCCTCTTCATCTGCTTTTTTAGCTTTTGCAGAATCTTCAAACATAGTGTTTACATCCTTGAACGCTTGTCCAATTGTATCGTCTACTTTATCAACTGTAGCAAAACTACCTGCTTTTCCAACTACTCCTGCCATAATTAATCTTTTGGATTATAAGTTATAGGCTTATATTTTATATTCTCAGCTTCAAAACCATTATCGTAATAATTTTCTGTAGTAGTTGGCTTTTGACTATTTTGATAAGCATTTATTGCTGTTCCTGTAGAAGATATTACATTCCCAATAGCTTGATTCTGAGCTTGTGCTGCTGCATTATATTGAGATGATAATGCTGAAACATTCGCATTATGTCTAGTTTCTTTAACATTTCTTAAATTTATATCATCTTGTGCTTTCAATTTATCAATGTCTTTTTGTTGCTCATCTAGTCCTGCACCAATTTCTCTACCTACTCTTTGGTTATTAGCTTCAACTCTTCCAGAACCACCAATAACACCTCTTGTTCCAGACTCTTTTAAAGCTTCTGTTTGAGTTGAAGCTAATCTAGCTTGTTCTTCTCTTTGAAGGTCTGAACCTAAAGTAGAAACCTGCAAGTTTTCAGCCGAATTATTTAATTCAGGCTGTTCTAAGTTTTGCAATGCTTTAGCAGCAGCTTTTTTCTTTTTAGCTTCATCTATTGCTGTATAAGCAGATACTCCTGCTCCTACTATTGCTGTAGCTGTGGCAACTCCCATGTTTTGTTGTTTTAAATAATTATAAGCAAATATACAAAATAAATAAACCTTAAATAAATAAAAAAACAATAAATTAGATTATATAAGTTTAATAACCACCTCAGTAGTATTAGAGCTACTTAATTGATAACCAACTTCTTTATATTTATTAATAAGGTTTTCATTTTTTAAAGAAGCGAAAACATATTCATAACCTTTCATTTCAGCATCTACTGTAAGATGTCTTATTAAATAAACTATTGCTTCATGTCTTGTTTTTTTATCTTTGATATTTGGATTAGAAACTATAAACTCTAACCACGCCACCTTTGAATTTGTTTCATATAAATATCCTGCACAAATATCAATAGGATCTGTTCCTTTCGATTTTATCGAGACTTTAAGTCCACCAAGTCCGTTATTTGGTAAAAAATCTAAAGGTGGAGCAGGAAATCTCCAAAACTTCCACCATTCACAAAATTTATCATAATCTTTCAGAGTAACTCTAGATACAATTAATTCCATATTATTTAGATTTAGTATAAAATGCAACCAATACAATTCTTATTCCTTCTGTAATTTTATTTGGATATTTAGAGTGAAACATCCTGGCATCATACCTCAACATTCTATTTGGTTTAGCAGATACAAAATCAGTTAATCTCCATTTAGATTCATTATTACTGTCTTCTAAAATTAACCTATTAAATTCATCTTCTGAGGCATCTTCTGAAAGTCTAGCTCCATGTAATTCGTGTTCATAAAAAGCAGTTCCATTTGAAGTAACATTAACTATATTATTAATGTAAATTACAGTAGCAAAGCTTGTTTTTTCATTCATTATAATTCCATCACAATGTATTCTTGGTTCTTCATCAAAGCCATTATATGCTCTTCTAATAAAAGAAAGAGTTACATCATAACCATCTATTTGAATTAGTGGTAAGATGTAACTCGGTGCTTGTAATGTAGAAAACTGTTTATCTCCTGCTGTTACTATATTGTATTCGCTTTTTTCTGCATAATCTTGCAATTTAAAAAACGTTTCTTCTTCAAAAAAATTATCTTTAATTAGTATCATATTGAATAAATTTAATTATTCAAAGTTACTCAAAAGATTTAGATACTTCACTATTCATTGCGAAAATTTCTTGTGCATTTGCACTAGAGAACTCACAATCAACTCTCATGTAATACCCTAATAATGACTGACCTTCTATACTTTGTGGTTTTGAAACTAAAACAAAATCATTATCTACTATGTTGTTTATAGTGTCCATAACTAGATTTCTTGATGTTTTTGATAAAATAGTTCCTACTACTTGTAAATTAGAATTTAATATAATGTCTCCAACTGAAATAGCTACATCTAAATCAAAGTCAAACTCTAGTGTTAGTCCATTTATGTTAGCCTGTCCAACTCCTTGACAACTTAATAATGCAGTATCTATAGTCTCATTAGAGTTTCTAACATACGCATAATAAACATTTTCTTTCTTCTCGAAGTCTTCTTTATGGATATATCCATTATCATTGTCTGTTTTTAAAACAATCTCTGTAGGAATAGAACCTTCAATACTTATATTTTTAAAATTCTTTCTATCGCTTGGATTTTGACTGAAATTAAATGCAAAAGTACTAGGTGTTTCTATTCCAAAAAAAGTATTGTAATTAGATTGTTGATTACATAGGTAAACTTCTCCATCTTTAAATGCTAACAAATGACTATTTATTCTAATCATATCTTCAGGATTCATTTTTAATCTACCCAACCAACCGTTGTCTTTATCTGAATAAACCCATGTAACATACTCAGTATCGTTATATTGTATGTTTAGTAAGAAATAATCATGGAATTGATCGTACTGCCCTTTAATATGGTTTATTTTATTATCTCTAAACATTTTTTTGAAATAATCTCTCATACCTTGAAAAGATATTTCAAAAATTCCGTTATTATGGTTGTTCTTTAATACAACACCTCTTTTTAAGTCTGTCATATAAGAGTTAAAACCATACTCATCAAAACTGTCCGGATGATAAGAAATACCATACTCTCCTTTATTAGTAACTTGCTGCCCTAAAACATCTTCTATTCTTGATAGATTGCTTGTTCCATCCGCATTAAACAAAGCATCCTTGCCATAGAAAACCTTGCTTAATTTGTCTTCTTGGAAAACATCTAAATCAGTATCTTGGGCTTTAATTTTCACAATAGGACCATAAGTCTTTTCTATATCATCTTTATAATTTGCTAATGATAAATTGAATTTATTTAACTCATTAAGACCTGTATTGCTATTAAAAACTCCTGAATATGTAATATCTGCAAACCTATTTATCTTTTTATAAGCATCTGCACTTACATTAGTAGCTGAATTATCTATACTAAAGAAATCTCCTGTAAACGAATCTTTGACTCTATTACTCTCAACTCCATTACCAAAAGCAAAACAGTTAAAAGCATTTGTTAAAATGTGTTTATTAGGGTTAATAACGTCTCCTGAATTATGTTGTCCATCAGTTATAGTATAAACATTTTGGTCTTTAAAGAAAGATACACCTAGATTTTCAATAGGTTTTGTTTCAAATACTAGAAAATTATTTTGTTTAATAGTTATAGAAACATTTGTATGTCTTCTTCCAGAACCACCATAACCTCCTTCCCTTGTAAAAAAAGCAAATTGTTTTCCATCAGAAGTAAATCTATAAGATCCATGATCTATAAGAAATTGAATAAACTCAGAATCTATAGCCACTTGATTTTCAAAAAAAGATTCTACTGTAGTATAATCCCTAGAAGCGTAAAATGCTTTTTTATAAAACCACCTGTTTCCTTTAGAAGCTTCATCTGAGTTTATATCAACATAAATATACGAACCTTCTTTTACTGTAGAAGGGATGAAAATACCACCTATATCATATGTTCCAAATTCAGGTAAAGTAAAAGTTTCAAAACCTGGATTATGTCTAGATTTTGAACCTGAATACACGTTAGTTGTATTTGAAGTATAATTTAAGTCTATTCCTAAAGGTTTAATTTTAAAATATAAGCCTTGAGGTTCTTTTAGTAGGTTTAAATCTAAATCTGTGTTTCCTACTATAAAATCATCATCCTGTACTTTTACATCTAAAACTTTTAATTCTATTAAATTACTTAGAGGTCCTGCTAAATCAGATTTAACAATAAGAACATCTCCATCTTTAACTTTGTTTTTATTTACACCATCTAATTTTATCCATCTATAAGCTCCTTCTTCAAAGAACATGTTGGCTATTATAGTGTGGTATTCATTTTTAGTTTGTTTAATTGCAAATTTATAATACTTAGCCCATGAAGGAGGATTAAAATTTGTCTCTATAACTAATCTGTTTTGGTCTATGCAATGTACATGAGGAATATAAACTGTGTTTCCTTTATTTGTTAAAACTGTAGTTTCTCTTCCTTGTTCGTCTAAATATACGATACCTGCTTCATAGTCTCTGTTTGAATGTAAACTTGTTAAAAAACCATTAATACTTGCTTCAAAATTAAAATTCAAAGATTTGTGAAAAAAGTATTTCTCTTCTTTGTTATCTGGAGCTACATCATCATCAATAGCTTCTGTAGTTTCTAATAGATAAAAAGGATTTTTAATCGTCATAATATCTCCTAAAATAGAGAATTGAAATCCTTGTTCAAATATTATTGGATCAGAACCTAATTTAAATCGGTCTCTAAATATTTGACTATAAGCCGGTATGTTTGATGTAAATAATGAGTTTGTAAAAAAATCATTTAAGTCTAAAAAATCATCTTCTAAAACATAAAACAAAGAAAGCGTTCCTGTGTTTGTTGGTTCTTGAAAAGACTGAATATCAAAAGAAAATAAAAGTGTTTTGTCTTTATTAAAATCAAAATTAGAAAAGTCTATTGTTTGAGATGCTGATAAAATTACATCTCCAAAATAGTCAGGTATAGAAGGGTTAGATTTAGATTTACATAAATTATTGTTTGCATCAATTAAATAACCAAAAATATCTCCTCCGGTATTACTAATAATTGAAGATACAATATTATCATAAACAAATGGAGTGTCGCTGTCTACAAATATTCTATATTGATGATTAAAACCATTAGGGATGTCTAATATGTGAAAATAAAAATACTGAGGAGTAGTTCCTGTGCCTATTCCTGAATAAACTATTGCATCTGTCTCGTCTAGTATAGTAACGGTATATTGTGTTGTATTACTTATGCCTTTTGCTGTAATATATGGATATATAGACATCCTCATTCCTGAACTTATATTACTAGTGTTGTCTACTGATATGATATTTGTAGAAAAATCAACATGAATATAACCTTCTGGATTTGGTGTGCTTATAATCCCTCTAAAATCAACCATATTACTAACTTCTGTTCCGCAACTAATGCTTAAAACTTCTGTTTCGTTTTCTTCAGTTCCTCCTATTGAATCAGATATATAATCAACCTCTAAATTTAAAACAGTATCAATGTCTCTTTGCTCTTCAAAGTTAGCATACATTAACCTATTTCCTGCTATAGTTTGTGCTTTTGCAGCTAAAGGAACATTATCATATTGTCTAAAATATTGGTCTTCCGGAAGTATTCTAGATATTTTACTGTCGTTATATTGGAAAATTCTAGTTTCGTCATTACCCCAAACTTGCTCTTCTTTATCAAATCTTTCAACTAAATAAACAATATCAGATTGACTTTTTTTCATTAAAATATCAACACCTACGACATGTCTAGTTCCTGTTTTAAAAGAAATATCAATTGCATTTGCAATATTTACCATTGAGTTATTTTCCCAAGAATCAAAACCTATATCAAAAGAACCAGGTATAAAAGCATATTTACTCCAAGCGGAAATTGCTGAGTAAAAATCTCCTTCATATTTCCATCTATAAGCAAAAGATAAAAATTTATCACTTGTAAATGTATGTGTCTCGTTTACAATTTGAAGTAAATTAAGAACAGGAGCAAATATAGGAGAAGGTTTCATTACTGAAATTTCTATATCAGTAAACCCATCAATTCCATAAGTTTTTGCTTTGTTTATATTTACAATTCTAGGTGAATTACTATCTCCTGACCAAGCTAATAAATCACTTCCTTCTTCTCCACTAGAGATTACGTCAATGTTTAAAATTCTTTCTCCTGATTTGAAATTTAAAACACCGCCTGTAGTTGCTTGTAGTACAGTTTCACTTGTATTAGTAACAACATTATATTCGATAATATAATCAAACTGAGTTCCTTTTATAAAATTGAAAATTCTATTTTTACTTTCATCATCTCCTACACCAATAGTCTTACCACCTAAGATATTATAATTTGTTTTCTTTACATTACCAGGTACGTTTTTACCAACACCTGCATTTGATCCTTCAGTTGTAGTAACAAAAAAATTTTCAGCATCAATAAGTTCATTTGCAGCAACAAGCCTTTCATCTGAATCTTTATTAATTGTTCCTTTTGTGAAGTTATTTTGGATTTTCATATTTTTTTATTTAAACCAACTATTAGCTTTTTTTATTGCTTGTGCTATTTCATGCATTTTAATACCCATTAATTTTATCTTAGAGTTTCTGTATGCTGTATCATAGTCTTTTTTCGCTCTTCTTTTTTCATAATCAGGAACTCCAATTTTATTATTTAACAGATTCCAACTACACCAAGAATATAAAGCCATCTCAGCTAACTTACTTACTTTTATGTTTTCTTCGTCTGTGTATTCTAAACCATCTGAAATGTACTCTAAAACAATTATTCTAGAAGCATTATCAGAACTAAAATGTATTCTACCTACTCTTTTATCAATGTTAAAATTTCCATTTCCATTAATAGAAGTATCTAAATCCCAATTGTCTCTACTGCAAAAAGAATAAGACTTTACGTTGTCAGGAATTGTGCTATTTATTAATTCGGTAGCAGTAGTTCCTTCTAATATTTCCCCTTCATCGTCAAATAAAATATTTGCATCATTGTCTTGGAGATAAGAAGTAGCTAATGTTAGTTTTTTATTTTCAGACATTGGTCTTAATTCCCCTGTATTAACATCTAGCCATGATATTCTTACATACTCAACGTAATCAGGTGGCAATATGATGTCAAGGTTATCTGTTAGTTCTAATTCTACTGCCTTAACTTCTTTTAAGGCATTAAAAGTAAATTGTTGTATTCCTTTCTTCATCCAAAACAAAACTTGTCTTCTAGGTGTGTGTCCTAATAAAGTGTTGTCTCCTGTAAAGTTTTGCTCGTAGTTATTAACTAAATTCTCTAGAGTTTCATAAGCATAATCCCCATGATTTTCTTGATTCTCGTAATAAATTTGTGGATTTTCGTTTGCCATATCGTATTAGCTTTTCTTTTGTTCTGATTTAATTTTTTCATTTGAAGATGCTTGAACAACATCTTGCTCTCTTATTGAAAATCCTGCATAAAGCATAACCTTAACTATAAAAGATTCAAACAAATTAACCCCTAATTCAATATGTTGCAAATCTGATGCAGAAGGATTATATAAAGGATTACCACTAACATTAATATATGTCCATTTTGGATGTTTAGGAGTTCTTATATATAACAACTCTAAATCGTAATCTGTAGTGCTTACCTTTGGGAACAATCTATAATCATTACCTATCTTTATATATTCAGGATAAGTGGTTGTAGGTGCTACGACATTTGAATTAATAGATAAATTCAACTTAGACTTGTCTCCTTCATCTACATTTTTCTTTTTCCCATTGTTCTTATTAACTAAAGACAATCCCTCTGTTCTATAAAAATCATTTCCAGTAAAACTCCAAATATCTGAAATGTCATTATACGATAAATTAGCGTATGTAGAAAAAATATCTATATTTTCTCTTATGTTTTTTGGTATGTCTGCAAAACTATCATTTGTAAGACGATTGTTTCTCTTGTTAATATGTCTATTATATTCAAAAAACAAATCTTCAAAAATAGCTAATTGTGCAAGATTAAAGAAGTTGTTAAGCTCTTCAGGTCCAATATAACCTCTATTCGTTTTGTTTAATAACTGCAAAACTGTATTCCTTGCTGTATTTACATTAATCATAACTATCTAATTTCTAACAAAGATAAGAATTTTATTCATTAGTATTAACAAAAAAACCTCCTGATTACTCAGAAGGTTTTAGTTATTTAGAATGATTTTAAATTAACATACAGCTTGTTTTAAATACTCATAAAGTTTTTGTCCTTTATTTGAGTTTAAGTAACTAACCATGGTTTCTATCTCATCATCATTTCTGTTTACACTAACAATAAGGTCTCCTGCTCCATCATAAAAAGCGAAGTTTCTGTACGCTATAAACTCTCTATGCATAGCTGTTTTAATAATACCTTTAATTTTCAAAGTATCATCTTTCGCTAATTTTAAAAATTTAGTAGGGTTTTCTTTTGCTTTCTGATAAATCTCTCTTTTAATTGTAGAAGAATCCCAATCTTCTTTGTAATTAAAACACAATAATCTAGCTATAGCATCTTGTTCAATACCTGAAAGCTTTCTTGCAGCAGCTTCAGCTTCAAATCTTAAATCTTCGGCATCAATTACTTTTTGATTTTCTTTTGCAGGATCTAATTCCTCAAAACGTGTTCCATTATGAGGATGAATTGCTAAAAATTTCTGTAATGTTACATTTTCTTTAGGAACTCTTAACATACCATCTTTCATAATGATATATGTGTTTAATACCTCTCCTGTCTGTTCTTCTACAAATATAGAAGATTGATTACTAGAGTACCTAAGAGTCATAAGTTTTTTTGTTCTAGGATTTAACCATTGACAAGGACTTTTTGCTTTATGTCTATTTAAAACGTCTTGAGTAATTGCTTTACTGCCATTTAACGACACATAAGTTCTGTCTTTAAATTCAAAATTTTCTAATCCTGGTATTTCATCTGTATTTTCTTTTTCTTGAAAATAAGATTGTTGAGGTTTTTCAACTTCTTTTTTGGCTTCTGTCTGTAAAGCTAAAGCTTCTTTAACACTAGCTCTTATCAATTCTTGAACCTCACTTAATGGGATTGTAGGTTCTTTAGCTGTTACTACGTCTTGAATAACATTTTGCTCTAGAGCATCTTGCTCTTTTTTTGTTTCTTTTGCCATGATGTAAATTAGATTAAATTGTTTTTAATTAAAAAAAAAGGGTGTATTGGCATACACCCTTTTGTTTATTGTTTTTAGACTATCCTCTAAAAATCATAGTGTTGTTTCTTCCTAACACTACTAATGCTCTTTCAGTAATAAAATCTACTTTTAAAGAGTCATTACCATTACTTGTTCCTGCACTAAAATCTCTAACAGACATTTTGAATTTTCTATTTTCGTTTCCTTTAGCTCTGTAACGAGTATGTAACATTGGTTGAGTTGCTGCCTCTCCTTTGATTTCATCATAAACAGTTTTTGAACCTGAAGGGAACATAACTGCATGAGTTTTAGAAGCACCAATTAACGAACCTTGAGTTGTAGGGTTATCTAAGAATCTCCAACGAGAATAACCGAAGTCATATCCACCTCTACGGAAACCACTAAATCCTAATTCAATAGCCATTTGTTTGTCATTGTCAAACATACCCCAACCGGCAGAACCTTGGTTTTGGTCTCTTAACATATCGTCAATAGCTAAGTTTTGAGATGAAGTACCATAGATATAGTTGTTAGAAATCATACCTTGAGCATTTAATCTTTCTGTAATCTCGTCAAAATCAGCTAAAGTATTAGCTTCTCCTGCAAAGTCATTACCTTCTGCAAATGCACTAAACATACCTTGAGTACCTTCGTAACCTGCAGCTAATAAATCTCCTGCCCATCTTTCTCCTTCGATACACTTAGTCTCTACAGCATTTTTGAAACGTTTTTCTGTGTCTTTATAGTTTTTAAAGTACCAAACATAACCAACTCCACCTTTAGAATCTTCTACTTCTAACCATGTCATTTGTGTTAAGTTAGTTCCAGACTCTTCAACTAATTCTTTAGTAATAACTCCTGCTTGAGTAAAGAACTCAACTTTGCTATTTAAAGATTGTTGCATACCATCTGTTTTCTTTTTAAACTCATTAGAGTCAGCAAATAAAACAATATCTGCAGTACCAATAGCAGTCCATCCTGCTGCATTACCACATAAAGCAGTAAAAGTATTAGTTGTAACAGCAGTAATTAAACCTTTTCTTACTGCAGAACCATCTAGGTTACGAACAGTAATAGTTTCATTAACTCTAAAAGAGTGATCAGCAGAAGTAAAATCGTTACCTGAACGAGTAACTCCTGATGCTAATTCTGTCAAACGACCTTCTTCAGTCCATTTGATTTGATCTGATGCGTATGGCATCTCTTTACCCATTCTTTCTAGCATTCCTGTGATGTCTTGTGTACCAAAACGATCATGGATTTTGCTATATGTCTCAGGCATATATTCATTTAAGAAATTAAAGTCTGCACTACCTAAATAATTTTCAGGTGTAGGCACTTTACTTGGCGATGGAGTAAACAAAACTCCTGGAACTGCTTTTAAGCTCATTTTTTTTAATTTTTACGTTAGTTTTTTGTTTTAATTAAACTTCTCTAACTTTGAAATTAGCACTTCCTGTAGGTTTTTGAACTGTTCTAATACCATTAGTTTCCGTAATGTTTTTAGATTCTTTTTCTTCTATTTCGGCTTGGCTAGCTTTACCTAAATTGAAGTAGTGTTCAGCAATTTTATCAGCATTCATACCGAAGTATAAAGCTTTATGATACCCTATTGGATCTACTAAATTTTCATTTTCGTCAAAGAACTTTGCTTGGAAATTTCTAATATCCATTTGAGCTTCCTTTGTTTTAGAAACGTCTGTTGGTCTAACAACAAAACTTTCTTCCCCAATTTTAGTTTCAAAACCTTTAAAACTATTATTGAAAATAGATTCTGTTGTAGAAACAAATTTGTTCCTTTTAACAACCGACTCTTCCTCAATTTTGGAAATCTCATTATTATAATTGTCTACTAATTGCTTTGCTTTTAAATAATCTTCAGGGATATTATCCAAAGAACCTCTTTGAATCATATATTCTTCCCTTTGCTTTTCTAAAAACGTTAAAGCTTTTTGTAGGTCAACTTTTTTATTAATACCCTTTCTTGTCTTATCTGCATCATCATAAGAATCTTCGTCATAAGAATACTTTTCGTTAAAAAGAAAATCAATTTCTTCTTTATCTAAAGTAGGGTTTTCTGTTTTTAATAATTGTTTAAGAACGTTTTCAGGATCTTCTTTTGACCAATCTTTCTGAGTAGCTAAAAAGTCCGAAATATTATCATTACCGGTTTTGTCAATAAACTCCTGAAATTTTTCTGCAGTAGCACTTAATTTCTTTCCTCCTTTTGGATTTAATAAATCGTCTACACTTTCTACATCTAATCCTCTTGACTCTTTTAGAAAACGAAAAGCCTCTTCTTCATTAAGCTCAATTGTTTCATATTCGTCTTCTGATTCAAAAGTGGTGTTTTCGCTTCCAGAAACGTCTTTTTCTTCAAATTCAGAACTTATTTCTTCTTCATTTTCTTTAAAAACATCCGAAATATCGTCTTCATTTACTTCTCTAACAACAAATGATGGAGTTTCTTTGCCTTCATTTTCATTGCTAATGCCTTGATTATCTTGATTTTCTACAATCATTTTTATTTAGATTTAATTAAAATAAGTGTTTATAACACAAATATAAGAATATTTATATACATACAAATAAAAATTTATATATATTTGATATTATTAACTAATTAATCTTTTAAATTATGAGAAACTTAATCTTTATTATCGTTTTAATGCCTTTTATGGCTTTTTCACAGGTTATTATGCCTGAAGTAACAAAAGTTTGTTTTTACAAACTTGATTCTCCAAAAACTGATTGCTATGAAGCAAACGAAACTTTTTCTATAGAATTGGTAGATAATGAATATTTTCTTTTTAAAATAAATGGAGAAATAAGAAAATATACAATAACAGGATATTATATTGACAAAGAAACGAAAGAAGAAATGAATACTTTTTTTGATATTGATTTTGATGGAGAAAAATATAATTTATTAATTATATATGGAAATACTTTTACAGAAATCCTTATTGATAATGAAAAAGAAAGACTTGTTTATACTTATGGAAAAAGAGAGCTATAAAGCTCTCTTTTTTTTATCTTATTTTTTCTGTTTAAATACTTTTTTAGTTGGTGTTGTGTTTTGAAGCACATGAACTCTATTTTTTTGCATTGCTTCATTTTGACTTTCTCTTTCATCTGAAGCTTTGTTTTTTTCTCCAAGTACTTGTACTCTGTGAACATTTTGGGTTTTTTCCCTAGACTGTTCAGTAAATTTTTTATCTCTATCGTATTGTCTTTTAGCATCCCCTGGGTTTTTAGCTGTGTCTTCGATAATTGTTCCATCTGTTTTTATATACCTAGCTCTTATTCCTTTTGTTATATCTCCAGGTATATACTTTCCGTTAAATGGTTTTGCTGTAGCTTTACCTGTTGTGATGTCAAGATCTTGCCCTACTTTAGCCATGTGTTCTTTCCCCTCTTCAGTTTTAGCTAATTTAGATGCTTTATCATCTACTCTTTCTTGTTCTGGATTTCTGCTTATTGGTTGTGTTGAGCCTATTGGTTCTCCACTTGCTTGTTTCTTCTTTTTAATTGGATCTGTCATTTTTTTTGTTTTTTAGTTTATGGTTGATGTATTGAAAGCTTCTATTTGATTTTCTTTTTGTTCAAAATCAATTGGTTGTCCATTATTTTGTTTTTTATAATTCTCTTCAGATGTAATAGTTCCTTGCTTTAGTAATCTTTCTTTTTTAGCATCTTCTTGTTCTTGAATTTTTTGAGACTGTCCGCTATTTATTACATATTGTAATCTTTCTTTCAATTCTCCTTTTAATTGTTCAGTAAGCCTATCTTGTTCTCCTCTAGCTACTTCTTTTTGAATAGCACCTTCGTCAATTAGTTTCTGTAACTCAGATTTAACCATTGCTTCTAATTGAGCAGTTTGTTGTTTAGCTTGTTCAGCAACTTGAGCAGATTTAATATTTCCCTGAGTTTGAGCTTCAATTTCTCGCATTTTCTGCTCTTCTTGTTTCTTTTGCCTTTTAGATTTTAAAATTGCTAAATAAGAAACTGCTAATTTTAAATTCTTAATATTTAAAATCTTGTATTTGTCTTCTACTCCTAAAGCACCTTTATCTATTTCTTTAGTTAAGTCCGATTCTAATTTAGCTTTTTCTTCTTCGTCAGGAGATAAGTCTAAAAATATCGCAAAATCATGTAAATGTAAATTTTTCACATATTCTAAATCTTCAACAGAATTAGTTCCTACTTTTCTAACAAAATCTTCTTTTAAATCAGAAAACTTTAGTAAGTCTGCTACTCTATATGTAATTGCTTCTGCTGTTCTTTTTGTAACATCAATAGTTCCATCTAAAATATGTCTAGTAGCAGTATTGGTGTTTAGTGCAGCTAATTTCTGTAATCCTACTAAACTATCTTTTTCAGGAGTTGATGCATCACTCGCTTTATTTAAGCCAATTACTTCACGCAAAAGGTTTGTATATTGTTCACGTTCTTCTCTTAATGCTCTTAATTGATTAATAGAACCATCATGCTTTAATTCTTGAATAGACTTCTTAGCATAGTTATAATCCCCCCCAGAGTTCATACTCCTAGTCAAAATAGTACCTGTTTCAAAAAACATATCAATAACACCTTGTTGAGTATATTTAGCACCATCTCCCAGGTCTAGTTCAACAATAGCATCAACGTCAATCTCATACCCATTAGGCATCATCCTTTGGATTATTTGTTGTGCTTTTAATTCTAAAACTTGTATTTTATCATCAATAGGCATCATTCTAGCTACACAGCTATCAATATATCCTTTTTCTTTATCAGGAGAAACCCCAATAAATTGTTGGATTACTTTTTGCTTATTTGATTTAGGTCTACTCATGTGTTCAGAAACTTCCCATTTAAGTAAAATTTCTGTTCCTGGAACATAAACACCCTCAAATAAAACTTCTTCAACAACTGAAGTTCTCTTAAAATCATTAGTCTGACCTTTTTTCAATTTAGACTCGTCAAAAGTGTCGCTAGCTTTTGAAAGTATTCTTTCTCCTGTAGATTTTTCTTTTATTTTTTTTGCTCTTTCTCTAGTTGTTGTGTAAGTAAAAAATAATAAATTTGTAGTACCTTTTATTCTATCGTCTTTTGGTGTGTTGTGATAATTCCACCAATTATTAGAAGCGTTCTCTAATTGTTTTTTAGCTTCAGGATAATCATTTATCCATGGATATTCTGTTAAAACATCACTTATTAATACAGTTTTTAACTCTCCATGATAAAAACAATCACTATAATAAGGGCAGTCAGACTCAGATTGCACCTTATTCTCAATATCTACATACTCAACAACAATACCTTTATCTTTAACAAATCTGTTTTTTACCCATCCTGTTCCGGTTACAATAATGTCTTTTAAAACTCTAGCTTTAATATGATCATCCCATCTGTTTTCTTGAAAAACAGTTTCAATTGCCAATTCTTCAGATAATTCAATAGCTTGTTTATATTCAAGTTGCATGTGAATATCTAGCTCTTCTTTACTTTCAGGAAGTTCCTCTACAGGCATTGAAGCTACGTCTACGTTTAATGTTTCTTTAGCTTTTTTCAACATGTCTTTAGCCAACATATCGTTTTCAATTTTAGTTCTATAAGAAACCCTATTGTCTTTAGATGTTGGATCAATTGAAAAAGCTCTAACGGAATAATCCCTATTAGTCATACCATTACAAATGATGTTAACTAACTTAGGTATAAGGGTTATAGGTTTTGAAGAAAGGTTTAAGTGAGATAAATCTCCATTTGTTCCAAGTTGTTTTTTATATTTAGACATATTTTGAAGACCTTTTGCGTAAAGCCTTCTTTCTATAATATCTTCTCTTTGCGTATAGAACTTACAATTACTGCCAGATGTTCTATAAAACCATTCTGACTCTATTGCTCTTGCCACTCCTAATCCCCAACCTTCTTTTATTTTATTGTCAAAGGAGTCTAACTGACTAGGGAAACTAGTGTTAGAATTGATTTTAAACTCAAAATCTTTATTATTACTCATATTTTATAACCTATAAAATGTTGCAGTTCTGTATTTTAGTGTAAAAATACGCTTTATTTTTTAATTTTTGTATTTTTTAAACTTGAAATCGTATGTTTTTTTCTCTTCTTGTGGTTTATATTTGTTTCTATTAATTGCTAATAAAGCCAATCCTGAACTTATTGATGCATCAAAATTTGTTCTTTTTGCGATGTCAAACTTTAACCAATCACTTAAAGTTCTATTAAAATACATATTACCTATCACACCCTCTTCTCTTATAGGTTGTTCATTGTCTTCAGCCACATACTCTCCAACAAATTTATTTACATAAGATTCAATGCTAGTCCAATGTTGATTTATAATATCTGCTGAGTTGTTTGGAATACCTCCAAGTTCTTTTTCATCAGGAGACAATCTATTTGCATGTTTGTCAAATCTGTTTAAGCAGAAGCCTCTGTAACCTCTTACTTTAAAATGTTTTAATAACATTTTCTTGTTATTCTCTACTAAAATAGGCATAGAATAAAAGAAACAAGACATTAGTACATCTTCAAAAAACGTGTCTGCATCTTTAGGTCTTGCTATATATTCTAGAAAAAAGAAATTACTAGGAATATCTCCTATGTTCATGCCTGTAACTCCATGTAAAGAACCTTTTGATCCTAAGTTATGTTCTAGTCCGTTTTCTGTAGAAACTAACTTAGAATCCACAACTCCTGATTGGTCGTATGGATCGCATCCAAAAGCTCCTTCTTGGTCATAAACTGCACATTTAGTCATGATACCAAAAATAGGTTTAATCTTAAACTTATTTCTCATTTCTTTTGGAGGAATCCAAGACACTAAAAACCTGCCTTTTTCTTCAGGTCTCCAAATTACTTCTGTATCTTTTATACCATCTTTCCAATAGAAATTACCTCTAGTAAGTAGATTGTTTTCTACTTCTTCTTCTCTATTAAATTTTAACTGAGTGTTTATCTTCTCTATATCAAATAATTGACTTTGAAGTTCATCTCTAAAAGCATCGTCAATTGTTATTGGATCTAATCTTCTTGCATTGTTGTATGCTTTACCACTAATACTTCTAGCTGATTTGAAATCATTTTCTAAATATTGTAAAGCTCCTTGAGTTTTTTTAATTCCTGAAGCATTATAGAAAAATTCCCCAGGTTTTAATACTTCATGGCAAATACCATATTTATCTGTATAGTCTTCTAGATTTTTATGTGCAGGTAGAAAGAATGAGTATAGTCCTGTAGATGTTCTGTCATTGGCATTTCTTTTTGTTATATCAGATCCATAATATAATGCCTGAAACTCAGAACCTCCTTTATCTAATGGGTTTAATGTAGATCCGATAAAAGCTTTACCTTTAATAACACCTCCTGGTATCATTGTAGGTCGTAAGTTATTCCAATGGTCAATGTAGTTATTTGGTCTTTCCCATTTTCCTGCTTCGTCTCCTAAATACATATTAAGTTTTTTAGAGTCATAAGAAAGAGTAGTGGTGTTCATCCAATCTACCTTTGTATTCAAATAGTCAGAAGTAGATGTGTCTCTTTGTTTTTTAGAGTCTCTAGTGTTATCCGAAGGCTTTCCAAATTCCATTTTATTTCTATCGTCTATTTTTCCTTTTACAACAGGTTGAAAATAGAAAGGGAGATTTTGAATAACGTAAGAGTATTTAAGAAATGCTTCTTGAGCATCACTTCCTGTTTTAGAAGTTATACCTATTAGGTTGTTTTTTTCTGAAGTTGAATACTGAACTAAATGGTCTAAAATTTCTTCTGTGAATCCGGTTCTTCTTCCTTTTACAAATAACTCCCCTACACTTCTAGGATCTACAATACATGCTAATGAGAAATAATACATATAGCATTGAGCCATACGAAAATCTTTATATCCTCCTGTATCTAGCATTTGATTATGAACTAACCCCATGTAATGAGCAGGTGTAAGCCAAACAGGATTGCCATTATTCATAAACCACACACCTTCTCTACGTCTTCTAAATTCTTCTAAAATATAGTCAGTAAATTGGTCTTCATTCTCTGGTGTTAATCCTTTTGGCTGTTCAGATCTCCTCCAATATTGTTCTTCTTTTGGGAGATTGCTAAATAATATTTTCTTTTTGTTTTTAGGGGGTATTGGTAGTTGTATTTTTAAGTTTTCCAATACTATAATTTCTCCTTTTGTACCTTTTGGATCTATTAATACAGCATCTTCTTCTTCATTATACCATTCTTTATAATAGTCTTTTTTGGGCAAAAATTCTTGATTAGCAAATTTCTCAGGAAATCCTCTTTTAAATTCCCTAGATTTTAAGTCGATTTTGTCAGATTCTAATTGTAATTTTAGCTCTATTAATCCAGAGTTCATCTGTGTAATAGCTCTAAAGATAACAGGCTTTGCTTTTATTGCTCTACCATATTTTTCTACATCTAACTTCTCATAATCAATGTCTTTTCTTAAAGCATCTCTTAATACCTCAATAGAATTATCTCCTGCTTTTATTAACTTTTCTACATAGGTTCTAAGTTTAGAGTGGCTTGGGGAGTTGTTTGAGTTTTCCCACATAACCAACATTTCTTTTATTGCAGAAAAAGAATCTAACCTAGACTTCATTAAAGTGTCTAGCTTATCATCGTCTACTGAAAAAATATCAATGTCGGCAGTCATACCTTTTATAGAATCTATAATAGCTAATTCTACGTCTTGACTTAGGTTTTTCATTTAGTTTAATTTAATAATTCAAAGATACTAAAAATAAAAAAGCCATCTATTAACTAGATGGCTTTATTTGTAATGGTTCTAATTAACCTACAATAGACACGTTAATTCCAACGGCTGCATCAAAAGCAGCTACACCAACGTTAGCTATTCTTAATGTAAAAGTGAATTTGTCTCTAGAAACAATAGATACTAAAGGAACTCCTGCTCCCCCATATACTGCTGTTGCTTGAATATTTGAATCCGGATAAACTTTATTGTTGCTTACAACAAATTCAAACTCTGTGTCTGCCGCATCTGTTAATGCTACAGTCGTGATGATGCCGTTTTTTGCATTCATCGTTACGTCAGTTGTTTTTGACGTTAATTGCGTTACTGCTTTTAATCTAGACATTATATAAAAAATTTAAGGTTACAATTTTGCAAGGATTCTTTTTGTGAACATTTTATATAGTTTTTCTCCATCTATATTAAATTCATATTCACATCCTTTTCTGAAAACTACTCTATCTCCTTCGTTTATTCCTTGTGCCTCTAGAACTTTGTTTCCATATCTTAATATTCCAACGTGTTGTTTTTCTCTTTCTCCAAATACAGCATGTACTTCTTTTGTAGGTTCTACAAATACATTGTCATTAACAGCTATTTTTTCTCCATTTCTAATAGCCATATAAACAAGTTCTGGTTCAACATAAAATAAGTTGTCTTTAATGTAAAAACTAGACTCTAAAGGTATTCCTTTGTCATTATATGTAATTCTAAAGACATTATGATTTACCACAACTTCATCTCCCTCTTTCACTTCTGTGTTGTACAATTTCGGTATCGAAACAACATTCCCTATTCTCTGAACATCTTTAGCTTCTTCTATAGAGGTGTTAATTATTAAATCTTTACCACCAATTTTTTTAGTATTTATATATTGAGCTTTGTCTTTAGGATTTATTATAAAACAATTTGGACTAAACATAATTAATCTATATAAAATTCAACTGAAGTCTGATCGTTTTTAGGTATTTTTTTCCATTGAAAAACATCGTCTTCATTTTTGATGTAAACTACATAATGCTTCTCTGTCTCTTCTATGGAATGTATAGCCATTCTTATAGGGTTAACCTCCCCTTTCATGTATATAGAATGCTCAGTTCCAACAGAATAATTCATTGACTCTTTAAAGTTTGTTCCGATTGATAATTTTCTAATTGGTGTCATATTATTTTATTTAATTATTT